GCGAAGGAGATCCCCGCCCAGGAGAACAACTTCCGCCGGCTGTACTTGAACCAGTGGACGGAGCAAGCGTCCAGGTGGATCCAGATGGCGACGTGGGACGCCTGCCTGACGCCGCGTGCCGACCTGAAAGGCCGCCGGTGCTACGTCGGGATGGACTTGAGCACGACGACCGACTTGACCGCGCTCGTCGCCGTCTTCCCTGACGAGACCGGATTCGACGTGCTGGCGCAGTTCTTCGTGCCGGCCGCGCGGATCAGCGAGCGCAGCCGCCGCGACCACGTCCCGTACGACGAATGGGCACGGCAGGGCGTGATCACGGCGACGCCGGGATCGGTGGTCGATTACGAAGCGATCCGTACGGTGCTGCAGGCGTGGGCCGCCGAGTTCAGCCTCCAGCAAATCGGCTTTGACCCGTGGAATGCCACGGATCTGGTCACCCGGCTCCAGCAGCAGGACGGGCTGCTTTGTGTCTCGATGCGCCAGGGCTTCGCGTCGCTCTCGGCGCCGACGAAGTCGCTCGAGCAGGCGATTCTCGGCCACCGCTTGCGACACGACGGTCACCCGGTCTTACGCTGGAATGTCAGCAACGTCGCCGTCGAGGGCGACCCAGCGGGGAACCTGAAGCCATCCAAAACGAAATCCACCGAACGCATTGACGGCGTCGTGGCGCTCATCATGGCCGTCGATCTGATGAACCGGCAGGCGAAGACGGCCACCCCGAGTTATCAAATGCTGGTGGTCGGATGAGGCCGCGGGGCCGGCCGCGGCTCGATGCGGCGGATCCGTCCGTCAACGCCAACTTCCGCCTCCCGTCCAAGCAATACGACCTGATGGTGAAAGAAGCTGAACGGGCCAAGCTCCCGGTGGCCGGGTGGCTGCGCCGCATGGTCGAGGAGGCGTGTCGCCGCAAGACGACGAAGGTGTGACCTGTCTTGTCACACCTAAACAAAAGGCAGGTGCTTTGTGATTCGACTGGTGCTCCTCGTCTTCGCGCTCGTCTGCTTCGCGCTCGCGTCGATCCCCCTCGCGGCCCCGCACCAACAGCGGCTCATCGCCGCCGGGTTGATGTTTCTGGCCGCCTCGATGATCCCGTGGCCGGTGACGTAAGCCCGTTTTTGCACTGAAAAATAGGCGAGTTGTGGAAGCGGGTGCTTCCATGACTCGCCGTGGACCGCGCGTATACCCTCCTAGAGATCAAGTCAGTCGATACCAGGGCGCGGCGGTTCTCGGGGATTGCCTCGACGCCGGAACTCGACCGCCACGGCGATTCCGTGGATCCGGCCGGCGTCACGTTTCGGAATCCCGTCCCGCTGCTCTTTCACCACGACACCAAGCAACCGATCGGGCGGGTGACGCTCACGGCGACCCGGGACGGGATCCTGTTCGATGCCGTCCTGCCGGCGCTCGACGACCCGAGTCCCTTGAAAGCGCGCGTCGATGATGCCTGGGCCTGCATCAAGGCGGGCGTGATCTCGGGCGTCTCGATCGGGTTCCGGATTCTCGGGGATGCGGTCGAGTACGCCGGCGCCGTCCGCAAGATCCTCAAATCCGAAATCTGCGAAGTCTCGCTCGTCACCATTCCCGCCAACGCCAACGCGACCATTTTGAGCGTGAAGGCGCTCGCCACCCAAAAGGGGCCGATTATGAAACAGACAGTCTCGGAGCACATTCAGAACCTCGAGAACAAGCGGGCGGCGGTCGCGTCGCGGATGACGGAGATCATGGAACTGGCGGCCGGTGAGGGCAAGACGCTCGAGGCCGATCAGTCCGAGGAGCACGACGGGCTGGCCACCCAGGTCAAGTCGATTGACGCCGATCTCGGGCGCTGGCGCGAGCACGAGAAACTCCAGATCACGGCCGCGGTACCGGTCCCCCAGCCGGTGGCGCCGAAGATCACGTACCCGTCCGTCTCGGTCAAGGCGAACGTGCCGCTCGGGACCGCCTTCGTCCGCGCCGCCTGCGCGCAACTCGTCTGCAAGGGCAACACGCGCGATGCGATCGACTACGCCGAAAAGCGGTGGAACGATTCGACGCCGGAAGTCGCGCTCTACCTCAAGGCGGCGGTGGCGGCGGGCACGACGACCGACACGACCTGGGCGCTCCCGCTCGTCAACCAGAACATCAGCAACGAGTTCATCGAGCTGCTGCGGCCGGCGACGATCCTCGGCAAGATTCCCGGCCTGAGGCAAGTCCCCTTCAACACCAAAGTGCCGACGCAGACGGCCGGCGGCACGTACGGATGGGTCGGCGAGGCGAAGCCGAAACCCGTGACGAAGCTCGCGTTTTCGTCCACGTCGCTCGGCGTCTCGAAGGCGGCCGGGATCATCGTGCTGACCAAAGAGCTCGTGATGCTCTCGAACCCCAGCGCGGAGGCGCTCGTGCGTCGCGACATGGTCGCGGGGATCGCGCAGTTCCTTGACCAGCAGTTCATCGATCCCACTGTCGCGGCGGTCGCCGACGTCAATCCGGCCTCGATCACGAACGGCGCGCCCACGGCCGCGGCGACGACCAATCCGCTCGCGGACATCATGGGCCTGATCAGCCACTTCGCCACGAACAACATCCCCGTCGATGGCGTCACGTTCATCATGAGCGCGGCGAACGCCTTGAGCCTCACGTTCCGGACGAACCTCGACGGCTCGCCGGAGTTCCCCGGCGTCTCGATCAACGGGGGCAGTTACAAGGGCTTGACGTTCATCACCAGCCAGGCGGCCGGGACCAACATCATCGCGCTCCAGCCGTCGCTGGTGCTGTACGCCGATGACGGCGGCGTCACGATCGATGCGTCGCAGGAAGCGTCCTTGCAGATGGACAGCGCGCCGATGTCACCGGCCGATGCGACGACGGTGTACGTGTCGCTCTGGCAGTCGAACATGATCGGCCTCAGGGCGGAACGGTTCATCAACTGGGCGAAAGCGAGCACGAATGCCGTCAAGTACCTGACGGCGACGGCCTGGCCGGCGCCGAGCGGGACGACGACGGTGACGGTCGGCACGGGGCGGCAGAAGGGCGACGCCTAACACGTGTCGCTGCTCGGGACGATCCGGTCGTCGCTGCGCGCCGTGTTCGCGCCGGGGGCTGCCACACCCACGGCGGGGACCGGCGCGTGGATGCCGATCGTGCGCGAGCCCTTCACCGGCGCCTGGCAGAACAATCAGGAGCTCCGGCTCGAGACGGCGCTGGCCAATCCGGTCGTCTTTCGCTGCGTCTCGCTGATTGCGTCCGATATTGGGAAATTGCCGCTGCGGCTCGTCGCCGTCGATGCCAATGGGATCTGGCACGAGACGACGAGCCCGGCGTTTTCGCCCGTGCTCCGGACGCCGAACCGCTACCAGACGCCGCAGCAGTTCTACGAAGTCTGGATGATCAGCAAGCTCCTCTGGGGCAATACCTACGTCCTGAAAGATCGGGACGCCCGCGGCGTCGTGACGTCGCTGTACGTGCTCGACCCGTGCCGCGTCAAGCCGCTGGTGGCGCCCGATGGCAGCGTCTACTACGAGCTCCAGACCAACGAGCTCGCCGGCCTGCCGCCGACCGGCGGCCCGCTGGTCGTCCCGGCGCGGGAGATCATCCACGACCGCTGGAACTGCGCGTTCCATCCGCTCGTGGGCCTGTCGCCGCTCTACGCCTGCGGCGGGGCGGCCAGTCAGGGGCTCGCGATGCAAGCGGCGAGCACGACGTTCTTCTCGAGCGGCGGCCGGCCGTCCGGGATGCTGATCGCGCCGACCGAGATCGATCCGCAGACGGCGCAGCGGTTGTCCGAGACGTGGCACGCGCTCGGCGCCGGCAAGACCGCCATTGTCGGCAACGGCATGAAGTACGAGGCGGTCGGCTCGTCGGCGGAAGAGTCGCAGTGGATTGAGCAGGCGGGCTGGACGGCGAAGACGATCGCGGGCTGCTTCGGCGTCCCGATCTCGATGGTCGATAGCAGCCAGCAGCCGCCGTACGCGAACAGCGAAGCGTCCGCGCTCCAGTACCACAGCCAGTGTCTCCAGACGCATCTGACGGCCATTGAGGCCGCGCTCGATCTCGGACTGGAACTGCCGGCGCCGTATGGGACCGAGTTCGATCTCGACGACCTGATCTGGATGGACACGGCGACGAAGACGAAGGCGGCGCACGAGGCGATCGGGGCCGGCGCCATGACGCCCAACGAAGCGCGGCGCAAGTACTTCGGCCTTGGGCCGGTGCCTGGCGGCGACACGCCGTACCTCCAGCAGCAGTACGTCTCCCTCGAGGCGCTCGCGAATCGCGATCTCGGCGTCACGGCGCCCGCTCCCCCGGTGAGTCCCGTTTTGGCCACGGCGACGCCGGACGGGGAGGCGTCGTGACGCTGACCTATTCGCGCGTCACGCTCGCGGGGCCGCTCTGGACGACGGCGGAAGTCAAAGCGATCCAGCTCCGGATTACCGATGCCGCGCACGATGCGGACATCGACGAAAAGCTGGCGACCGCGCAGGAAGCCGTGCTTGCGTACCTCGGGCCGGCGGCCGATGCGACCTGGACGCCGGCGTCCGCGCCCGTGGCCGTCAAGCACGCCATCCTGCTCCTGACCGTCCACTTCTACGAACACCGCGGCGACGACTTCACCGGCCAGACCAACCGGCAGGACGCCGTCATCTGGAAGGAGCTCCAGAACCTGCTCGCGATGTATCGCGATCCGGCGCTGGCGTAACGATGGGCATCGGGGCGTATCGGCATCTCGTCACACTCGCGCATCCGGCGGTGACGCTCGATCCGCCGACGTGGTACTGCCAGGTCTTGCCGTCGTCCACCGCGGCGCTGGACGGCCTGGCGGCGTTCTTCATTCGCGGGCGCTACCATCCCGGCATCAACCTCGAGACGCAAGTGATCTTCGAGGGCCGGACGTTGCAGGTACAGAGCGTCTCTGACCTGGACGAGCGCCACGTCGAGATCCAGCTCACCGCGGTCGAGGTCGTCGGCCGGCACGGCAAGGCGGCGCCCTGATGGCGACGACCGAACTCAAGATCACCGGCCTCGAGCAACTCCGCGCGGATCTGAAGCGGTTGCCGGAGGATCTCCAGCGCGAAGCGGCCGTGATCGTCCAGGCGACCGCGGACGCGATGGCGGTGGACGTGCTCGGCCAGTACGCCGTCAAGACCGGCAACCTCCGATCGCACGTGCGCGTCGAGACGACCTCCGATCTGGTCGGAGGCATCTCGTCGAAGGTCGTGAGTCGGGCGAAGCACGCCTACCTCTACGAGTCCGGCTCATCGCCTCGGGCGTGGAAGAAGAACGGGAAGAGTACCGGCGTCATGCCGGCGAAACGCATCTTTGCGCCGGTCGCGCCGCTACGGCGCCGGATTATGACCGCGGCGCTCGTCGATTTGGTTCAGCGGGCCGGCCTGACTGTCACAGGCTCGGCCACGTAACGCGCGTACTGACAGTCAGGAAAGCATCAGGGGGTTCTTATGCCAGCTCCAGCGGCTCCAACCAACAATCCAGGCACTCACGGGAAAGAAGGCGTCATTGCCGCGAAGCTCCTCGTCGGCGATGCCTACGTCGCGATCGGGAACATCAGCGAATACAACCTCTCGATGGCGACCGACAAGGTCGAGACGACCAGCCTCGGCGACACGAACAAGCGGTACGTCGTCGGGCTCAAGGATCTGAGCGGCACGTTCACCGCGTTCTGGGATCGCCTCGACGACATCCTCTTCGACCTCGCCGACTCGCCGACCGGCTGCTTCATCGCGATCTATCCGTCCACCGGATCGGCGGTGGGCTGGGAGGGGCCGGCGTGGGTCGATGCCTCCATCAAAGGCGGCGTCACCTCGGCGGTCACGATCGATGGGACGTTCATGGCGAACGGCGCCTGGTCGCGGTCGTCGATGGTCGCGGCCACGGGCGCGAGTGCGACGAGCACGCCGGGATC